AGTCGTTCATAGCCCGAATTCACACTATTTTTGATTTTTTCAAATCTAAGTTAATAAAATCATATTTTTTTGTCCACATGTGAATAACTTTTTACACAAAGTTTACAACAAAATACAAACTTGTTCACATAGTAGATTATATCTATCTTCAAGCAACTTTAAAAATAGAAAATATTAACCTTTTTATTAACTAAAATATTAACCAATTTTTAAAGTTTATATTTTTATGCTATTATTTCACATGGCAATAAAAAAAGATGAATTAATAACAGGTGCAGAACTAGCAAGAAGATTAAAAGTAACACCTGTTCACATTACAAATAACAAAGCAAAACTTAAAAGTGCGAAATGTATGTTTGGTAAAAAGTATTACTTTGAAAAATCATCATTACTATTAGGTAAAAATCCAGATAATCCACACGAAAGCTATCAAAAAGCAAACAATACAAAGCCTAAAAAAGAAGAAGTACTAGAAGAACAAAAACAAAAAGAGCCAATAAAAAAACATGTACAAAAAAAAGAGAATATAAATGAGAGTGAAGAATTAAAACAACTAAGAGAAGAAAATAAAAAGTTAAAAGATGAATTAAATTCTATGAAAAATAAAGATAGTTTTGATGATCTAAAAGAAAATATAAAAAAGTTGTATATAGAGATATCAAACGCAATAGGGGACATAGGAAGTACATATGACAAGGCTAAACTTGATGGACTTAAAGCAAAAGCAGCAGCACTAAAAGAATTAGAACTAGCAGTTCATCAAGGTATTAAAAACAAACAACTAGACGATAGTACGTTAGATAAAGAATCAGTTTTTAAAATACTAAATGTTGCATTTTCATTATTGAGAAAATCACTATTATCTTTGGCGAATAATTTAACTACATCTTTAGAGGGGATGGACAAATTAGAAAGAAAAGAACATATTATGAATGATGTAAATAAAATGCTAGAAGACTTTCAAGCAACAGGTAAACAGTTTGAATAATTTAAAACAAAAAGAAAAAGATATATTAAACCAACTATTTAAAACTTTAAAACCAAAACCAAAAACAGACACTTTAGAGTTTTGTAAAAAACATGGTGTTTTAAGTGGGGAGAGTTCAAGTGTGACAGGTAGATTCGTGCCTTATCCGTTTCAAGAACTAGGTTTAAAGGCAACAAGCGACGAGCGAGTAGAGTGGCTAATTTTTATGAAGAGTACCAGGACAGGATACACTAAAACTTTAAATTTCGCTATAGCTTATCATATAGTAGAAGACCCATGCCCTCAAATGATATTTTTACCAAACAACACAAAGGCTATAGAATGGAGCAAAAAAGAGCTTACACCATTACTTAGAGATATGCCAATAGTAGATGAAAAATTGTACAAAGGAATAGAGCAGGTAAATCTTTTCAAGCCTTATAGCGGTGGATTTTTAGGAATAGCAGGACTTCAAACTGCAAATAATGTTGCATCAGTTACTCTTAAAAATGTTTTTGTAGATGAAGCGGATAGAGTTCCATCAGATTTAGATGGAGAGGGGGACACATTCGGATTACTTGCGAAAAGGTCAGAGTCTTATTATGATGGAAAATTTATTGCAGGATCAACACCGACTATTAAATATCATTCAAATATAGAAACTCTTTTTAGTGATACTGATATGCGATACAGATTCTATCCGTGTCCTTTTTGTGGACATCATCAAATATTAGATTTTAAAAATCTTAAATGGGATAAAGAATATCGTGACGGTGTACTTCATCATCTAACAGATACAGCAGGATTTGAATGTACTAACTGTGAGGAAAAAATATATCAAATACATCAGCGTAAAATGGATAAAAAAGCGAGATGGTATCAAACACAAAAATTTTACTGTTGTGATGAATGGCAAGACCCTTTAAAAAACAAAAATTGGTTTTGGGATGATAATATCAAGATTGAAAGTAAAGACTATTTGAAAAATGGAGAGGCACTATGTAAACATTGTAATACTACAGCAGAATACAATAGAGCTGAAAGAGTTAAATTAGGAGTTCACTTATGGGCTGCGATGGGATATCATGCTCAATCAACATGGAAAAAAATAGCTGCTGCATTTGTAGACACTTTGGGAAGTAAAGAAAAACTAAAAGTTTTTAATAATACTTGGTTGGGATTAACTTTTGAAGAAAAAAATATAACTTTAGAATCAAATAAAATTATGGAACGAGCCGAGGATTACGAAAGAATACCAAACGATATGAAAGTTATTACTATGACTGTAGATACACAAGACAATAGACTTGAATATAGCATAAAAGCATGGTACATGGGAGAAACTTCATATAATATAGAATATGGCCAGATATTAATAGACCCAGTTAATCAGTCAGCATGGGATGAATTAAAAAGAATATCATTAAAAAAATTCAAACAAGAAGATGGAAAACAAGTAGGAATTTTTAAAGTTTTTATAGATATGGCAGGTCATAGAACGGATGAAGTTAAAAAATTTGTAAGAAAAAACACATCAAGATTTACAATGTTAAAGGGAGATTCAAAAGAAGTAAAAGAGAATGATGCAAGAACAATTGCACAATTAAAACAAACAGCAGGAGACAAAGACAATATAAAAGATTTAATTATGTGGGTAGCTACTAATAAAGCTAAAGATATAATATTTGATAGACTAACATTAGAAAATAATGAGTATGGATCAATACATCATAATAATTCTTTTTCGATAGAATGGTACGAAATGCTAACATCTGAAAGAAAAGTATTTAAGAAAAATAAGAGCGGATTTGTAGAATCAACTTATGATAAAAAAAGAGAAAGAAATGAAGCTATAGATTTAGAAGTATATCATCTTGCAGCAATTCGACTTATTCAATCAACACCTGCATTTAATTTGGATTTATCAATAAAAGAGTAAAATAATTGACAATTAAAAAAAATTAGTATACAATAGCACAACAAAAAAAGCATAAGTCCAAATTATCGAAAGAGAAATGGCAACAATCAACGAATCGCAAAGACGATTTAAAGGGTTACTAAAAAATGATTACATACGCTGATAAAGCAATCTCTAAATCAAAATACCCATTACTCACAGAAAATGAAGCATTAAAACAATATTTTTTAGATAATATTATTCTATGGAGTAACACATTAGAATCGTTATCTTTATCTCAAGATTACAAAATTTCAAACGGTCAAAACTCAGAAAGGCAACTAACAAGAGTTGAGGTAGCAGAAGCAGAATCACAACTTAAAAAATGGACTGAAAAGTTAGAAAATTTAAACGGAAGCTCAACAACTAAGCCACGATTCGCAACTATTCAAACTCACGGAAATTACCAATGCTAAGTAAATCAATAGATAATATAATAGGAATATTTAGTCCAAAAGCACAATTTGAAAGAGAACAATATAGAGCAGCTATAACTTGGGGGAGTCGTGGTTATGATGGAGCAACACAAACAGCAAACTATGCTACTGAATCATGGATAACTACACCAGACGATGATATATCGGACTTATCAACACTTATTCCAACTTCAAGAAATATGTATAAAAACAATGGCTTTTATGGTGGAGTTATTAAGTGTGCAGTAGACCATACAATAGGAACTGGACTACGTGCAAAATCTACAATAAAAAGAGATTCAATTCCAAATGTTTCAAACGAAACTTTAAAGCAATTAGAAGATACATTCGATGATTATTTTAACGACTATGCAAGTTCTACAATTTGTGATGTAACAAATAAAGACAACTTTTATCAACTTCAAAGATTAGCTTATTTAACAATGAAAAAAGATGGAGATATTTTCGCATTATTACCAATTAAAAATATTATTGATTCTAAAGTTTTACAAATAAAATTATTAAATAGTGAAAATATACAATCAAATAATATTGATTTTGTGGAGGGTATAAAAGTTAATAAAGATAAATTGCCTTTAAAATACTCAATCAAACAAGAAGATAACACATTTAAAATAGTAAGTGCTAGTGTAAATAAAAAGAAAAACGTATTACACGTATTCCATAGAGAAAGACCAGAACAATTGAGAGGGATTCCTTTTTTAACTCCAGTAATGCGAGATATATCGGCTATTGATGAATATATGAAATATGAATTAACAGCTGCTAAAATGAACGCTATTTTTTATGGAACTATAAAAACTGAAACTGATTCAAATGTATTCGCAGGAAATGGAACTGTAGACTTAACAACTGGGGAAACTGTAAAAGAGCCAAATACGATTATAAAAGAAAATGTAATGACTCAGCTAAAACCTAATGAGTCTTTAGATATGCACGATACAGGTAGAGATAATCCAAACTACGAGCAATTCATAAATACATCGGCTATGAAAGTAGCAATGGAAACAAGAATACCATTAGAGATGATAAAAGCTCAATTTGTATCTAGTTACTCAGCATCAAGAGCAGTTATGTTACAAATGGAAAAGTTTACAGCACCAGAAAGAGCTTTGATGGTAAATTCATTTTGCAAACCAGTTAGACAACAAGTGTTAATGTACGCAGTTTTAAGCGGTCAAATATCTGTACCAAATAATTTCTTTCAATACGCAAATCAATATTTAAGAGGTGTTTGGATTGGTGATCCAGTTGGAAGCGTAGACCCTATAAAAGATGTGAAAACGAAAATTTTAGCAATAAACGAAAATTTAACTACAAGAGAAAAAGCGACATCTGATTTAGGGAATGGGGATTTTGAAGCTAATACAGTAATACTTGAAAAAGAATACGAAATCCTTAAAGATAGGGGATTAATAATAGAGGAGAGTGAAAATGCAAACAATTAAAATAGATGAAGAGATAGGATACTGGGGTATTTCTGCATATCAAGTAAAAGAACAACTTGAAAACATGAGCGGAGATATAACAGTAGAGATTAATAGTCCTGGAGGAAGTGTTTACGAGGGTATCGCAATTCATAACGCATTAAAAGCATATGACAAAGGAAGTGTTGAAACTGTTATAGTTGGATTAGCTGCATCTATGGCATCTTATATTGCACTCGCAGGGGATACAGTAAAAGCATACGATAACGCGGTATATATGATACACAATGCTAGTGTTTGCTTATGTGGAGATTTTAACTATCTAAGAAAAAGAGCAGATGTATTAGAGGGATTATCAAGTATTATTAAAAATGCTTACATTTCAAAAACTGGAAAATCGAGCGAAGATTTACAAAAGATGATGGATGATGAAACTTACTTTTTCGGAGCAGAATTATTTGAAAATGGATTTATAGATGAAATAATAGAAACTACAAACAATGTAGACGATTCAAGTCAATCTAAAGCATTAGCAAGTGAAAGTTTTAAGGCATGTATGCAAAATGTACAATTAAATACAAAAGAAGATACGGAGCTAATAGCAGCAGTAACGAAAGATTTGAGAGTAAACTCAGCTTCGGCAAAAATCAAAATAAAAAAAGAGGAGATTATTGTGGATAAAAAATATACACAAGAAGAATTTGAAGCTAAAAAAGCTGAAACAGCCGAAGCTACAAGAAAAGACGAAAGAGCTAGAGTAGCTGGAATTATGGCACTTGGTGGAAATCAAGAATTTACACAAAAAGCTATAGAAGATGGTTCAACAGTTGGAGATAGTGCAATCGCATTATTGAAAGTTAATCAAGAAACACAAGAAAAAGCAAAAACAGACTTTGAAGCAGCAGCAAACGAAGTTGATGGAGTAGTACAAGGTAAATCAGAAGATTTAACAGAGGCACAACTTGAAGAAAAAGAAGCGATATCAGCTTTAGAAAATTGGGAAGGTAAATAAAATGTCAGTAAAAACAATCACACATGATAATTTAGTAAAACATATTACTAATGATGTTGGTATTACAGTAACAGGTTCAAAATTGTATCCTATTGGAAGTTTAGTAACTTCATTAGATGGAGTAACTTATTCGGACGCAGATGTATTATTAAGTACAGCAGCAGGATACAACACACAAACAGTATACGTATTATCAGAAGAGGTAGATGCAACTTTAGCAGATGTAGCAACTATCGGATATGAGGGAGAATTTAACGCAAATAACGTAACTCTTCCAGGAACTCAAACACTAGCAGAAATTGCAGGTGTATTACAAGCAAAAAACATTAATTTAAAAGTATGGAGTAAATAATGGCAAATGAATTAACTTTTGAAGATTTAAGTAGAAATATATCTAAATCTTTAGTAAAAACAGCACCAAAACCAAAGATGTTCATGCAATTTTTCGGAAATGTAGAAACACAAGATACAGCGATTGTTGAACTTGATAAACAATTTAAAGGTGTAAGAGTTGCAGAATATGTATCTCCTGAAGCGGTAGCAGACGGTAGAGAAAAGTTATCATTTGATAATTATATTTTTAAATTACCTACTATGCAAGATAGCACACCATTAACAGCAAAAGAGCTTAAAAAAAGACTTAGAGGGGAAAATATATACACTCAAAAGACTTATGCAGCAAAAGCAACTATTTTAATGGCTGAAATTCAAATGGAACAAAGAGAGTTTGTTGAAAATAAAATGGAACTTTCTGCTATAGAAGCTTGTTTTGACGGACAAATTAACGTTGTGGGTAAAGGCGAAAATAGAATTATTGATTTTAATAGAAGTTCAGATAATGAGATTGATTTATTAGCAGGTAATTATTGGGATGAAGCAGGTGGGTTACCAGGTAATGACATTGAAGACTTTATTGATTTAATCGGACAAGATTCATCAAATGCAACTCACATGATTGGTAGAATTGAAACAATGAGAATAGCTGTTAAAAAGTTAGAAGATACAGACGCTTTATCTTTTGAAAGTCCTTCTAAAGTAGATAGAGCAATGCTTACATTCCAATCATTCGCAGACGTAAATGGTGCTATTTTCTATGGAACATACAAAAATATTGAACTTTGGGGATTTGATGGAAACTACACAGACAAAGAGGGTAATAAATTAAAAAAAGTACCTGAAAAGAAAGTAGTAGTTTTAAGTGCAATAAATGACAATAGAGATATCGCAGGACTAGAGCCAGATATGGATATTGAATTTGGTTCATTAAATGGAAACGTAAGAGCAGCAATTGATAACAGAAACTTTATATCTAAAATCTCTAAAGAGAAAAAAGTATTAAACGCTGAAGTTATACAAACTAGAGCGCCTATGTTAATAGATGCAAACTCTACTATCGTAGCTACAGTTTTAGCGTAAGGATAAAATAATGAAAATTATATTATTAAAAAGTGCCAAAATCGCAGGAAAATTAAAATTTCCTAGCGATTCAGAAACTTATGAAATGGATGAAGAAATAGCAAAAGTTTTAATTGAAAAAGGTATTGCAAAAGATGCAAATGAAAAAGAAACTATTATAGTAAAAGATGAAGCTTTATCATTAGAAATTGAAACATTAAAAGAGCTTTTAAAAGTTTCAATTGATACAGCTAAAGGAACTGTTCCAGATGGTGCAGAAGTTTATCTAAATGATGATAAATTGGATTTAACTAAATAATGTCTAGTTTTGATGATATGCTATCTAATGACCATTTAGGCATGGTTTCAGATAAAGAGTTTGGGAAAAGTTGTTACAATCGAAATAGCTTACAGACTTTTAATGTCATCAAAACGGATACTTATGTAACTGTAGATGAAAATACAGGAATACCTATAATTGATGATAAGCCTATGTTTAACACACCAAAACAACATTTAGAAAATGGGATTTTAGTAGATACTATTTTAAATCATGGGGATATTTTAGAAATAGAAAACAAAGTTTTTAAAATTCGTGAAACTAAAAAAGATGGAATAGATGGAATAGATATATATTTAAAGGATTACAATGAGCTATAAAAAAACAGTAATTAGAAAATACTTCCAAGAGTATTTGAAAACTTTAGCAACTTATTTTAATCATAATGTTTTTTGTGGAAATATAAATCCACGAATGAAAAATATATCATACCCATTTATCCAAATAATAAGTGAAAATGATAATGTAGTAGAAAACTTAACAGACCATACTATGCGTGAGATGGACTTAATCATTCATGTTACAGTAAAAAATAATGATGTTGATGGTACTGAAGATTTCATGGAATCAGTAGAGTTAGCTATGTTCAATGTTGAACAATATATGAGTTTGATGTTAGATGTTCCTTACGGATATATTCCTACGAATGAAGATAACTTTAATCTTTTTGAAAGCGTAAGACTTGAAAGAAGTTTAAATGATTCTAATATTGATTCAAGTTCAGATATAGGTACAGCAGTTTTAAGTTACAAAGTAGAATACAACTATGAGAATCCAGTTAAACCACAAACATTCGAAGACTTTGATATTCAAGGTAGTATCGAAAACATGACAATATTATATAAAGGAGAACCGATTTATGATAACGCTAGTACTAACTAACGAAGCATTAAAAGAGAATAGAGTTGTAATTGATCCAGAAACTAATAAAAAAGTTACTGAAAGAGGTGTAAGAGTTAGAAAAATCACATCTTATTGGAGAAACAGAATTACTGACAAAGATGTAGAAAAAAAAGCTACAGAAAAAAAGAAAGTGAGTAACTA